GTATTACTTGTGAACCCGGCATCTGCAGTAGGAGTACCAGTTACATCTGTTAGATAAATGTCGCCACCGTAGATGTGTGTAAACGTAATAACATTGTTTGTTACACTGATGTTTAGTTCAGGAATATCAAGAGCCAAAACGTCAGACACAAAACTTGCAGGTGTAGTGCCTGTTAAAGTTACTGTATATTCTGTTATTGCCGATGTCCCAATGGATGTAACACCAATAGTTAACTGATCACTGCTAGTAAATGGGTTGGTCGCTAATGTTGACCCAGCGACAATAGTTTGTCCAGTTACACGACGACGAAACGGTTTGAAAGCATCAGTGTCGTCACGTAGTGGATCCCACGCAATCCAGACTGTACCTGCCACGATTCCGTTACCGCCGCCAGCAGGATCTAGGCCATATAAAGCATCTTCGGCTCTGTTAAAAAATTCAGTCGCTAGTGTAGCAAAAGTTTCGGTTGAACTGCTGTAACGCTTAATAACTATATCTGATCCGCTGCCAGTTGCTCCAACTTTCATGAAAATGCTTCCGCTAGGGCGAGGCACTGTGTCGGTGCTGCGCCAACTAGGAATTTCAGCAAATGTACCAAAAGTTAATACTGGATTGGCATAAGTACTGCCCGAAGTTCCAAGTCCTAAGCTTGCCATTGGGGTTCCTGATCCATTGGAGATAGTTATTTTTCCATCGGCAGTTACACCGTCGCTTGCTGCTAAATCTGTAGCATAAATCTCTATTCTATTATCAATATATGCGGCAGTAACTCCTGTGATAGCTGCACTATTAATTGCTGCTACCACTTGAGCAATAGTTCTTGCTGATCCGGTATTACCAACTGTAACACTGGTGCCGTTAATAACTAGTGCTGCTGCAGGTGTACTTGCATTAATAGCAGTTGTGCTACTAGTTGCAAAGGTTACTGTTCCACGAATAGTTGCCCAACTCTGTGCCCAAGCATCTGTTCCAATTCTTACCCAAACGTTGCTTCTATTTTTGTAGAATAAAATTGCATTACTTCCAGTACCAAAACTTATAGCATAACTACCAATTTGTCCAATATCACTGTTAGGGACATAGACGCCGCTGCTCAATGTTTGATCAGCTGTACTGGTTACTAAGATAGGAGTTTTTAAATTAAATTCGCTGTTGATTGCATCCCATTCGTTGATACCCCAGACGCTTTCAGTTAGATCCATCCAGTGCGTACCATCTGCTACTGAACCGGTTGGTCTTACACTTGTTCCTTCGAGTTCGTTTAGATCAACATCTGCACGAATTGCATAAATTCTGTTTACGTTGCCTAAAATACTATATGCAGTCATTAGGCCATATTCGTTTCTTTCGTCGCCATGCAGCGGAGTTCCAGCTGCACTTTGTTGGAAAGTAGGATACCCCATTGCTGCAATCAATTCTCGTTGACTACTATATGCTAATAGTTTACCTGCACGAGCAGCAGTTGTGTCAGTGGCAGAACCGCCCGAAGGGTTAGTTTTATTTTGAGCTGTTGCCATTATAATTAACGGAACGGTACCTACTGCACCTGGTACATATTGACTTTCGTCTGTTACGGTAATTTCAATACCTGGAGATACTAGTGCCATGTTTTTATCCTTTAACAAAACATTTTAAAGTATTTATTAAAAGGGCTTTATTTTGGGCAGATACAAGGTGCCTTTAAAAGGTTTTGCTTATAAATATCCGTATGCAAAGACCTTTGTGTAACGTATGTAAGGGAAATCCTGCCGCTATAAACTATCGAGCAGGAGAAAAAATCTATTACCGTCGCATTTGTGCTAGTTGTGCTAGAAAAGGCAAGCGGGTTAAAGAAATGCCAGGGTGGACCAGGACTGGTTACAAGAAAAAATTAACGTGTGAACGTTGCGACTTTAAAGCCAAAACTCCGCAACAAATTTTTGTATTTTACATTGACGGTAATTTAAAAAATAACAACTGGACCAACTTACGTTGCGTGTGCGCCAACTGTAGAATTGAACTAAATCAAGGAAAAACTACTTGGCGTGAAAGTCCGTTGGTAGCAGATTATTAAGTTGTTGATACAACTGATCCACAGTCCCATTGTTGTCAATTTGATAGTTAAAGAAATTTCCAACCCATGCCCACTCAGACTGGTGTACCCGAGGGTACTTTTGCGGCATAAGCTGACCAGCATCTTCGAGCAGCCACTGACGATCTTCGTGGGTCGTGTTTTCTGTTAGAGCACAATCGTACCATTCAGGTAGAGGCCCGCGCTGTACCCATAGAATTATTCCGCCTGCGTTACGGATAGACTTGATTTCATTAGGAAATCGTACATCACTAATAACCGTATGTCCTGTGCGCTGCCGTAATCTATTTTCCAGTGCAGCAATCCAAATATCGTCGTGAAATCCTTGACGGCACACTTCTGTACCCCAGTATTGTAGGACCCAACGAGGGGTTAGTTCGGGCATCTTTAATCGTTTAGCCCACCATGGATCTACTTGTTCTCGCCAAGCTCTTGCTTCTGGCGTAAGCCCTTCTAACAGTTCTCTGTCCCATCCGAATACTGTCGCTACAGCGTCTTTAAGAGCGCCAGCAAAACTGTCACGTTTAAATCCGTGTTGCGCTACAAGATAGTTAGCTGCTGTATCTTTACCTGACCCAATAAATCCGCAAATTCCTATAATCATAAAAAATGCCCCCTAAGGAGCATTTTAATATAACTGTCACTAAAAGTCAAACACCGTACTTGTTCTTTTTAGGTTTAGCAACAGGGCTTGTCTTTTGTATTGTAGGGCCTTCTTGACTACGAAGATCCCCGTTGTTCATATCTTCATGATCGGCATGTACTGCTTTGTATGCCAATTTAAGCATGTCTTGTTCTGCTTGGCTGTATGGTGCTGTAAGTTTCCATTTACCAAGCCAGGATTCTTCGTCAACATCGGGCATAGTTTTGCCGTCTGTTGCTGCTAGTGCCAACCCCAGGCGATACAAGGTATAATCGCTGTTCCATTTCTTACCGTCAGTAAATTTATTAAGGCCGCGTGTGGCTCTTCTAGCACGATCAGGAAGCTTACCTTTTTCTTCTGTAATAATATCTTTAATTTTCATAATTATCCAATTACCCAAGTCATCGGATAACTGCCATCTACGTAATCTTTTAATTCTTGTTCTAGCTTTTCCATTTCAACTTGAGCTTCGCCTTTGAGTGTTGCCCCGTTGAGCTGTGTACCGCCTTGTGGACCAGCAATACTTGCAAATTTTTCTCTTGCTTCGCCTACAATACGTTTAGCAAAACTATATGCATACTCCTGTATCCAAGGAAACGCTTGGTAGTCATTTAGCAACATACTGTCGGGTTTGTAGTTATATAGATGCAATAACACATCTTCAAATCCGTTGGGATCTGCATTTGCACCCACATAAGGAATTTTACGTATAAGAGTTAATTTTTTAGTAGTTTTGTTAAATGTAAAGTTTAAATAGCCACCAAACATACGCATGGCTAGTTTCTGGTAGTCAACAAATAATTCATAGTTAAGCAAACCACCAACACGACCAGCTACTAGCATGTAGGTGTTTAAGTATCCACTAGCAAATGGTTCAAATTGACTGGCTGTAGTACCCGATACAGATCCAATACCGCGGCGATATGCTGCACGAACTTCCATTACCACACTCGGAAGGATTATTTCTTGTGTTTCTGGGAACAATTTTAGGAATGCGTAGCTTTCTTCTTGACTATTGCTGGCCCGTTGCCGATACTTTACCAGGGCCTGGTTAATAGCCATTTCGTAATGCTCTTTGTCTAGCTCAACATCTACTATCCCGTCACCCAAACGCATCCTGATATAGTCGGTGATTTCTGCTCGTTTTTTATTCAGCGATACTAGCCATTCGGCATTTTCATCATACTCAATATGGCCATTACCGGATCCGGTAGCGGGATCATATAGGCTATCAGTTTTTAAGTTACCGTTAGCGTAAAAATAAGTAGTGTCGGCTACAACATTACCAGTAAAAGGATTGGACATTCATGGTTCCTATTGTTCCTAGTATTTATTGAACTTTTAGAAGAACCATGTCCGAATTTATACGTCCGTTAGCCGCAGTTTCTGTCGCTTTGACTTCGTCTAGGAATTTGCGTAGCTGTACCTTACTGGCCTTAGCAAACTCTTTGAGTTTTTCGTCAGGTTTACGTAATGTTTTACCCACACTTTTTGCAGTATCAAAATTCGTGATACTAGTACCTTTGATGCCAAGCGGGCCTGTTAGGCTATCTGCAATATACTTGTAGAGTTTACGAGTTTTAGTATTATAAGCCCAAAGTTCCTGCGCACCAATAATGTCCACTGGGTTGATAG